CAAGTGCTGCAAGGGCTGCTCCTGGATCAGTAAATGCTGCCTCAAGTAGTGCGCCTGGATCTTGAACAAGTTCTACATTTGCTGCTACCTCTGCTGTAATTATTAGTACCTCGCCAGATTCAGATGTTCTAAGTTCAATAGGTGTTGAAGGTGGAAGGTCTGCATAGGATACCCCAGATGCTTGTACTTGTGCTGCTGAAATAGACTCTCCAGGCTTAAGATCTTCAATTAGCGCTGCAACAAGAACTTCTTTCTGTTCTTCAGTTAATTCTTTACCATCTTTTGCCTCTTTAAGTATTTCTTTTAATTCTTCTTCTTCTGACTGTGCTTTTTCTTCTTCAGCCTTTGCTTCTTCTAATTCTGCTTGTTTTGCTTCTGCTTCTGCCTTAGCATCTTCTTCTGCTTGTCTAGCAGCCTCTGCCTCTGCCTCTTTAGCCTCTGCTTCAGCAATAGCATCTAGTTCTGCTTGTCTTGCTGCTTCTGCCTCTGCTTCTAATCTCTCAGCCTCAGCCTTTGCTTCTTCTTCGGCCTTTGCTTCTGCCTCTGCTTCTGCTTTGGCTGCTTCTTCTTCTGCTGCTATACGATCAGCCTCTGCTTTTTCAGCATCCGCTTGGGCTTGGGCTGCTTCTTCTTCTGCAGCAATTCTATCTGCTTCTGCTTTTGCAGCGGCTTCTTCTGCAGCCTTTGCTTCCGCTTGTGCTCTAGCGGCTGCGGCTTCTGCTGCTCTTGCATTATCTGCTGCAATAGATGCTTGTCTTTGTGCTTCTGCTGCTAATGCAGCCTGTCGTGCTGCTTCCTCTTCCGCAAGAGTATTGTTGACAATTGTTTGTGCAACAACCACAGCAGCCTTCATTGCTTCAACTACTGGCTCAATTGCTGCAACTGCAGCGGTCATTTCTGATTCTGCATTATCTACTTCATTCTCCCAGTAAGCAACTTCTTGTGTGGCTTCTGCAAGATCTGCTTGTGCTGCAGATAGTTCTGCTTGTGCTGCATCAATCTCAGATTGCAATGCGCTCTCACTTGCAAGTAATCCATTAAGAACTGATTGAGAAGCAGATAAAACTGATTGGGCTGCTTGCAAATCTGCTTGGGCAGATGCCAATGCTTCTTCTAGATTTGTGTCTGGTGGTAGTGGTGTATAAGGTGTATAACCAGTGATATCAATATGTGCTGAAAGATTTGTTGGTGTACTACCAGAATTTTGTTGTATAACAGATCCAGTTAATTGATTATTGACTATTTGATTAACCTGGACTTGTCCACTTCCTGGTTCACCAACTGAGGTTACATCTGCTTTCCATGTTCCATCAATTGGGTTTACATCTGCATCAAAAATAATATTAGTTAATTGTCCAGAACGAGTTCCATATCCTCTAACCATCCACTCAATTAAAAGAGAGTTAATAGTTGTTGAGTATCTTAGGTAAGTATCTGAGTCAACATTCCACCAATCACGGAAGTTAATATAAACTGCTGGTGCATTTCCTCCCCAACCTTGGAGTTGTCCAAAGGATATCAAACCATTTGTAGCAACATATACATCCGTATATTCTTGATCACCAAGTCTAAGGGCATAAGGAAGTGTCATCTTAAATGCATAGTCATCATCTTTTGGGAGATCTGTAGTTTGTGGATTACCCGCACTAGCAAGATTAATTTGGTCTTGAACTAATTGTAGTTGACCCTGTTCTGTGGTTACAGTAGCACTATCAGATAAGACAACTGCTGTTTGGCTATCAATCTGTCCAGAAAGAACCGTCATACTATCGGTTAAAGTTAATACTGTTGCAGACTCATTTGCTACAACTTGAGCCATGGCTGTTTGCGTTTCTACCGCTTGAGTCAGGGAACTTTGAGCAGAAGTAACATTATTGACAGACACAGTAGCACTATCTACTACTGCCTGAGCCTGGACAATAGAGGTCTGAGCCTGTGTGATAGTGGCTGTTATAGTCTCTGTAGGGCTTGTAATTGCTGTTGCTTGGGTCTCTATGACTGCCGTGGCAGTTTCAGCCTGAGTTATAGCAGTCTGGGCTGTCTCAATGGTGGCGGTTGCGCTTTCAATTGTTACTGTAGATCCTGCTGAAATAGTTGCTGTAGCAGTATCTGATGTAGAAACTTGGGATGTTACTTCTTCTGTTGCACGAGCATGATCAAAAGGGGCTAGGATAAGCCACAAAACCACTAAGATCCCCACCAAACCACTCTTTAGTAGGAAAGATTTAATGTTGGGTCACACCCTTTCCAAGATGTTTGATAACCCTATTATATCATTTTATGCAACAAAAAAGGGAGCCAGTTTCCTGACTCCCCTAATTGTTGGACTAATTAAGCCTTAACCTTCTTTTGAATCTTTACGACCAAAGCGGTTAGTGCTGTGATTTGCTTCTTAAGTGAAGCGATCATTGCTGATACATCTGCAGACAACTTAGCAACTGCATCTACTGCAGCCTGTGCTTGTAGTGTTGCAGCATCTGCAGCCTTAGAAGCAGCGATTGCTGCATCTGTAGCAGCCTGTGCTGCCTTTGCTGCATCTTCAGAAGCCTTTGTAGCAGCCTTTGCTGCTGCATTAGAAACCTCTGCTGATGCTGTTACTACAACCTGTCCAGCAAGTGGAAGTGAAGTTCCACCTGTTGCAGAAACTGTTACAACATTTTCTGTCAAAGGCATAAATACCTTGTATGATTTAACTGTTTCTGTATCAGTTGTGATTGATGTTGCTGTAAGAACATCTGAGCCTGAACCAAATGCATAAGTTGAAGTGATTCCACCTGTAGCAAATAGGTTAGCATGTGTCTTTCCAGATACTGGAAGACCTGCTGCATCAAGAACTTGTACCTTGATAGTTGCTGCTTCTCCTGGAAGATATACAGCCTTATCAAATGACAACTTGACTGTTGCTGCTGCTGCCTCTACACGAGTAGCAACTGGAGCAGATGCGATTGTTCCAGACTTAACTGTAACTGCGACTCCGCCTGCCTTAACACCAGTGATTGTGAACACTGCTTCACCGTTTACGATTGTTGCTGCTGTACCTGAATCAGATACTGTTGCTACGTCTGATGAGTATGCATAAAGTGTTCCTGCACCGACTGTTACGCCAGCGATATCCTTTGCAACTGCCTTGATTGTAGTTGTATTTGCACCAACTGCGATAACAGACTTAACTGGTGTAGCAACGATTGTTGCGATATCACCATAGAATGTTACCTGCTCTGTTGCAATTACTGTACCTGTAAGGGTTGTAAGAGTGATTGTTGACACTCCTGCTGTACCGTCAGCAAATACGCCAATGTAGTTGCCATTTGGGATTACTAGAGCACGGCCAGTTGCTGACATTGTTGTAGCATTTGTTCCGTATCCAATAAGGCCTGAACCTGTTACAGTTGCAAGCATTGACTCTGTTGCTGATCCGCCTGCTGCATTCTTAGGTGTAACAACGATAACCGCTGCTGCATCTGTTGCTGTAGCCTTTGGAGCATACACTGCAGCATCTGCTGTTGCAGTAGTTACTTCGCCAGAGTTAAGGAATGAAGTTGTAGTTGAAGCAGATGGAGTTAGATCCGCTGCCTTAACTGTAACTGTCCATGAAACTGTTGGCCCATTGACTGGATTAGTTGTTAGAATCTTGGCCTCGTATGTACCTGCAACTGCTGGTGCATCTAGTGTCACCTTAAACTTTGCTGTTACATATGTTGGAGTATTAACTGTTGAGTTAATATTTGCTGAAACATTATTGCCTGCAATAACTACTGAGGCTGTTGATGTTTCTAGAAGTGTTAGGGTTGCAGACTTTGCTGAACCTGTTGGCTGAGAGAACATAGCAGAGATAACTGTTGCTGTATCTGCTGATGTTTCTGCGATAAATGACAATGTGACTACTGCTGTTGCAGACTCTCCAGCGGTGACAGCATCCGTTGCTGAATCAATCGCTAGTGTCGGTGCATTTACAGCAGCACTTGTCGGAAGTGCTGACATAACGCCAAAGGTCATCGCTGCAGCAAGACCTAGGGCAATTTTCTTAAATGAATTCATTTTTCTCCTTGTTTGTTTATAATAAATTGAAGTTACCAAGATATTCCCGAACTTCTTCAGGCATTTCCCGATTATCCAATTCTACCATACGTGCCTGTTTGTCCGCAAGTCGGGTTGCAGAACTCCACGTATGAACTTCTATCTCAGTATTATTAGTCTTTGGTGTATGAGATATTGCACCAAATACTGCTCCGCATAGAGCATCTGCTAAGTCCTTAGATTTTTTGCGGGGGTGATCAACACGATTCCCCTTCATAATCTTCAACTCAGACATTTCTTCTAGCAAGATAGGGATCATAGGCATAGCCACACGCTCCTCATAAATCATCATTGCTAAATCTTCGTAGTGTTTTTTTGCAACAGAAACAGTCTCAGTTCTTATTCCTACAGCCTGCAACTCATTCTGGATATCAAAAGATTGCCAACGGTCAAATGAAACCATGCCAAGATTAAAACCTTGTCTACGTAAATTCATAATCCATTGCTTAACTTCTGATAGGTTAACAGGGCCTTCTGCTCTAGGTTCCCACCAGGCTACTGCATCTACTACTACAATTGGGGCTACCTGTTCATAGTCTTTGATTACCTGAATACTTACCCAGCGATCTACGTGAGCAATTGCTACCGCACACTTATCGTGCTTCTGTGCAAGGTCAGCATGAATATAATAAATCTTATCTGGATCTGGCTGGAACGATTGGTCAAACCTTCTAAAGTTATCCAGTGGATTCCTAGTAGTCATAACCTTTTCGAGTTTAGTTCTATCCTTAAAAAATGCATCAGATGAGTATGTAGGCATACAGGCAAAACGCATCATAGCATCTGCAAGGTCTGTATAAAATGCAATCTTAAAATCATTAATATTTCTTGTAGGATTGACTTCCCATGTAGGCTTTTTAAATGCTAATACTTTAGGTATCTTGTATGAAAGAATAGTATCTTCATCCCAGGAAATTTCAAACTGATTGCCTGGATCATCATGAGGCAAGTCTTCATTAATAATAAAGGTATGCTTCTTTTCTATGGTTTCTTTTTCAGCAATAACAGACTCATATCTTTGTGAGATAAAGTCACCTTGATAACGGGGAAATGAAAGCAAAACAACTTTACCAAGATCAGGAAAACGAGAGTCTACAGTACCACGGAAGGCTTTATAGATATTTTCTGCAGTTTTGCCCTGCTCATTACCTGTTCCAACTTCAGATGCAAAACCAGAAATTTCATCAAGCACTGCCATAAATAAGTTCAAACCTTCATGTGATTCACGCTCTGAGTGACCAGAATAAACAGTTACAGACTTATCAAAGTCTATTGAGTCTGCCTTTGCATTATACTTACCAGCAAACCACGGAGAGCGTTCAATCTTGCTTTTAAAGCCTTTAAAGAACACGTTCTTAGCCTGTTGAGCGTTAATAGCAACGTTAATAATATCAATAGCATCTCCTGCAGGTTTGCCATAATAAACTGCAGGGTCTTTGAGGCATAGTAGTTTATATACTGTATATGCACACGCTACGGTAGATACGAAGTCTTTTCCAGATCCCTTGCCAAGTTGCAGGATAATCTCATTCTTTGTGTATTTTGTATAATATCTTGCTCCCTCAACAGAGCCATAAAGTTCTTCTAAATCTTCTTTACGATAAATTTGGCTCATCGCTTCTACGATTTCATACTGAATTTTAGATAGTGGTGGTTGTCCTAGATAGTCTGGAGACTCAACAAATGTCTTTGCGTCAACAGGTTTTTCAACAAAATGATTCTCTTTTAATACTTCAAGGAACTCATTGAACATCGTGGACAACTGTAATCACTTCTCCTTCTTTAGCAATTGCAGATAGTCTTTGCATAATAATATCTCTAACTTCTGGATGCTCTGAAGCAATATCTCTAAGAATTCCTACAAGAACTTCTTGCCTACGTTCAATCTCAACCATCTCTTCTGCAAGTTCTTTATTCTCAAGAAGACCAGCCTTTTGTAGCATATCAATACGCTTTGATTCAATATCCATAACAAGTTTAATAGCAGCAGTCTTTGCGCTAAGGTTGTTAGTCATTGACGCTTCATCAATAACTTCGTAGGACTTAGAAATAAGTTTAGTGTAATGAGTATCTGCACCTACCAGTGCTTCTTTAGCACGGGCACGGATAGCAGAGTTATCAGAAGCCATAGCCTTCCACTCATTAATCAATGTAACAACACGAGTACGTGGAATATCTAATTCTTTAGAGATTACGGTTGGGTCATTGCCCTTTAGGTATTCACTGACAACAGTGTTTACCTGATCAAGATGCTTAACCAAATCTTCTTCAGTTGACATATTTTCCTTCTAGTCTATTAATCTCATCTTTAATATAGAAGATTGCCTTTTCTAAATCTTGAATGGTTTTTGATTCATCCTTAAGCCCTGCTCTCCAGAGATACTTAAATGCATTGCCAATATTAAAATTGCGATGACGTGTAATCTCAATACACTCAACCCCTGATGGGTCTGTTGTGTAATGTCTTGGATGGTTTACTTGATCAACCGTAATGGTTAGGTTGTCACTCATCTTCATCCTCTTCCCATTCAAATGCTTCTGGCAATCCTTTTAGCGCTGTCATTACAAAAGTAATCCCGACTGCACCTGCAACACCTAAACCAATAAGAACTCTTTGTGCTTTATTCATCGTCTTGACTTCCTTAATCCAAATTTAGCAAGGTAAACATAGATTGTTTCTACG